TCGCATTAACCGCAATGCTCGGGTCATTTTATGTCGGTGATTCTGCGGCTGAATATGTTATCGGCGAAGAGCCTGACTACATCGCAGTTTGTGCCGCTGCTGTTGAGCTGGCTGATATGGGTGAAGATAAAGAGCAGATCGCAGAGTGGCTTTCTCACTCCCGACTGACTGAAGAAGAGCGCGGCATGTTCTGGACCTGCTTTAATAACGGCGGTGATAAATGAAAAGGAAACGTATCCCAGGTGCAATCGGTAAATGGTTTGGCGATCGCCTTCAGCTTGACGGCTTTGATTTACCCCTGGTGCGGGCGTCAGGCGATCAGTTTCAAACCGTTGGATTGACTAACGCCAAATCACCCTGGAAAGATGCATCGTCTGCTTTGCGTGACATTACTGATTCGATTGATTCATTTGCAGGACTCAAAGCCAAAAGAAAACAAGCTGAGGAAGATCTGGCAAGAGAGGTTGCTCGCGCCGTGCTTGATTTCAGAAAGTCAGGTAGAATTTCTGGATTCTTCGATCAGGAGTTTATTGTATGTCGCCGTGCTGAAGATATTAATTACGGCTGGATTGAGTTCATGGATACCGGCGAAAAAGTTTGCGAATGGCGCTGGCACTATTTGAAATGCGATCAACAAGGTGCTACTGTGTCGTTTGAGTTTAAAGCTTTCGATAATAAAACAACTGAAGGAAATTAAGATGAGCACTAAGAAAGGCGCTACCAATATCATTTGCGCAGTACACGATTCGGGAGCCGTAGGAATCCGCACTGATTACAACGGCTTGCGCTATGTTCGCTTCACTAAGCTTGTGTCGGGTGATATTGGCGTCTGCGTTGATGGTAGCTCGCAGATTAGCCGGGTTGGTTATGATGTTTTCGTGAATATGGCGAACAATCTCGAAGGCCATATTATTGGCATGCATCCCTGAGCGGTTAAATCCAACTGATTAAGGGCGGATTGTTCCGCCCCGAAATAAAGGAAAATAAGCAATGAATAATCACCCAACCTCAGACATCTACCGCGCTAAATTCAACGCCGCGATGTTTGCGGGTCTTAATGAATCCTGGTGTCATGAAGTTGCTCGTGGTGAAATCAGCCTGAGCGATGCGCTTGGTGATATGGATATGGACGACGAGAGCCTTCCATTTAATGTTGATCTGACTGAAGATCCAGAAGCGCACAAGTGTGATTGCAATGGATATCAGGCTTGCGGTTACTGCATTCCATTTTAAGGATCGTAAATGAAAAAGGTTATTTATTCTCTCTTTGATGGATCGGGTTTGATGGTGGAGTCATGGGCTAAAGCTGGTGCAAAATGCTTCTGCTTCAACTCCAGCAAGGGCAATCACGGTGAGTATGTGGCACGAGTCGATCACCCGAACATCACTTACGTTGATATCTGGATCGAGGGGCTGGATCAGTTCATGGACTTCATCGACTCTCAGAAGATACCGCCAGCTGATATCATATTTGGCTTCCCGGATTGCACCCTGTTTGCTGTGTCAGGTGAGCGGCATGAGCGCAATGCCGATGATATTCAGGTTGCTTTGGCTAATGCCAAACTGGTTGAGGCGCTTGGCGATTTCTATAAATGTCCGTGGATGGCAGAGAATCCAGTAGGCAAGATGTCTACACTATGGCGTAAGCCGAATGCGTACTTCCATCCGCATGAGTACGGCGGCTATATGACTGAGGCAGATCAGCCGTATCACCCACGGATGCCTCTCTTTGATGGTTACACAAAGAAAACTTGCATCTGGCACGGCAACGGTTTCGAGATGCCAGCGAAGAAGCCAGGCCCGATTAATATCGGTTACTTCTGGGCGTGGCGCTGGACTGGCGGAAATTCGGCGAGGACTAAGCAGTTGCGCTCACTGACGCCGCGAGGCTTCGCCAGAGCCGTGTTCCATGACAACAGCACGAAATGACAAAAGCACGGACTCCGTTCCGGGTATATTTGTTTTATCGAAAACAAAAACATAAGGTTTTTATCATGTCTAAATCAATCAAGCTGAAATGCACTTGGGTTGCAGGTCTAGGAACAATCGAAAAAGATCGCCTCTACACTGCCAGGGTAAGTGATGAGGGTAATATCAGCATCACCGTAAAAAGCCCAGAGGTTGAAGGTAAAAAGCGTCGTGTTTATCTTTCGGTTGGAGTTTGCGGAGAGATCTTGCTTTCTAATGGCGGCGATGTGGTCTGCCGGTTCCTGGAGCTGAAGACTAAAACCCTCAAATGTATGCGCATCATTGGCCCTCAGAAGAAAGACAGCTTTAAGCCTGGCAAACGGTATCAGATTGAATCCGGACGCGCTCTGGGTGGCGTAGCTGGACGAATCTTTGATGATGAGGGTTACGGTTACACTCTCTACCGCGAAGATTTGGGGTTCAGTTGTGCGGTGGCGACGTTTTGGGCGAAATATTTGTAGGTTTCATCTCTATTCAGTTAGTATTAAAGGCGTCGTGATTTTTCGGCGCTTTAACATGGAGTAAGATTGTGAATTTATTTAACAGCAGGATCAGCCCGCAACAGATAATCGAAATCGCCAACACTCAGGGGTTAAAGCCTCTGCGCGTTGCTATTCGTGAGGCCGGTTACAACTATGCTGCTAACTTCTGGGGTGAGGCTGTAGATATTGAGAACGGAAATGAGAAGTACCCTGCCATTTCACTTGGTAACGATTTTGACATCGTTGGCAAGCTTGCTGGCAATACTGCTCGTTCTGTCCAGTTTCCTGAATCTTCTGCTTACGTTCACTTCCTGGGTTGCATCAGCGCGGCGATGCTCGGGCGCTTTACTGTCGAGTATCACGGCACGCAACAGCCAACTGCGCTTTACATTGTGACCAGCCAGCCACCATCAACCGGTAAATCAGCAATAAACAGCCTGAGTATTAAACCCATGGTTGCAGAGGTTCAGCGAATTAATGAGCTTCGCAAAAAAGAGCGAAAGAAGATACTGGCTAAGCTTTCCGCTCTCAAAAATGAGATGAAAGGCGAGAAATCAAAAGGAGATATGGCAGACCTTTACCAGGAGCAGGAAGATCTGCAGGAGAAGCTGGATCGCATGGGTGATATCATTTTCCCGGTATCAGACACGACGCCAGAGGGTTTGGCTCGAATCAACTTCAGACAGGGTAACTTTGCAGTAATCTCTGATGAGGCAACCAGTATTAACAGCCTTCTGGGCCTGACCTATCAGGACAGCTCGCGCAAGACGAACAGCGAGTTAGTTCTGAAGGCGTGGGATGGTGGACACGTTTCGATAGCTCGTGCCAATGCCGATAACAACATGAGCTTTGATGCTATGGGCGCTATCGCAGTCATCGCACAGGATGAAACCATTGACTCGATCATGAGCGCCGGTTCTCGCGGCATCGGTGTATCAGAGCGATTCCTTCTTGTTCGTGAGGAGTCCTATCTGGGGCGTCGTGTGTTCGTGGATGCTAACGGAGATTCAACGTTTGAATCTGTCGATCCAACGCTGGTGGCTGAGTATTACAAGCTGGTGCATAACATCATGAGCGACAGCGAAGTTAGCCTGAAGGTTAGTCCGGCTGCGGCAAAATTACTCAACAAGGCGCGCCAGGAGATGGAGCCAGATCTGGCGGATGGTGGCAAGTTCTCGCATTCCATGCTTCGCGGTGCAATGGGTAAGTTTGACAAGCAGGCTATCCGTATTGCTGCTGTCCTGCATGTTGTCCGTCAGTGGCATGCCTTCGGCAATACCAACCCTCAAAAGTCACGCACGATTGAGGTTGAAACCATGGTGGAGGCGATCATGATGTTTCACGAGCTGAGTAAGACTTATCTTTCTGCCGCCAACGCTGCCGGGCATGCTGGTGAGGATGCTGAGTTGCGCGCGCTGGCAGACGCTATCATTAAGAAGGCTCCTGCCTCAAAAGGTGCCGTCAAGATGAGAAGCCTGATTGAGGCTGTTCGCCGGGTGAAACCTTTCAACGGTCAAACCGGCGTGACGAAACGTGTCAAAGATCACCTCCTGCCAATCCTGGAGGAGATGAATTATGTTTGTGTGATTGACGGAGACGTTTTCATTAATCCAACATTCCTTGGGAGAGTGTAACAATGTTCCTTCTGGATCTGTTCCGGTTCTGTGAATCTCAGCGCAATTTTACCCGTCAAAATCTGGCGGGGTTTGTGTTCTCTCACAAGGAGTGTGATCGACTTGCGCGCCATGCTGGGGTAACAACAAAGCAATTCGCCGCGCTGGTGGCTCGCGAGTTTATACCCCGCCTATGCACGGAGGGATATCTTGATCTTTCAGGAGGGGTTACCTGGGTTAAGAATAAAGCTCGCAGGCCGTTCCGTTTCGATCTTCACTCTATCGACGCGAAAAACAGCAAGTACCTTAGATTCATGGTTAACGTTGAAAAGATGAGTGATGAGGAGTTGTTTCGGGATGTCGATAAACACTTTTGCTGAAAGTCAAATTGTAATTGATGCGGTGATTGAGTGCTGCGCCGTTAATGCTGTGAGCGGTTCAGGGTTAAACCTGGCGCTGCTGCAGCTGCTGACATCATCAATGCGTGCGTCTGGAGAGTTTGAGCACGGACTGAATGATGAGGATGGTGTTTGCATTCTTCACGTCAGATTGTACGAATAAAAAAAGCCCCTTATGGGGCTTTCTTTTTGGATATTCGCCAGGCGATTAGCAGGCCAATAATCATCAGAGCGGCAACGCCAAAAACTACCCATTTCCAGCCGTTATCCGGCTCCGAGTTCGTGATCTGGATTGTGTCTGCCCGGATGATGTCTGCCGTAATGCTGCTGGCGTTCATCTTCTTCCCGCTGGAGCTGTCCAGGCTTCCTACTGTTGAGTCCTTTACCGTGGCGTCGGTCTCATTGCTGGCGTCAGTGTTAGCTGTCAGGCCAACTGCCTGCTTGGTGTTTGTTGCACCCACTTGCGCTGTGGCTTCAACACCCTTGGATGGTATGATGCTTGATACTGCTGAAATGGCTGAACAACCGGTCAGGGCTATTGATGAGAATAGCACTAATTGCTTAAACATAATTTTTACCTGATTGTAAGATGGTTACTCAATCTACCTTAAATGGAGCAAAAAGTGAACTGGAATGATTATTTTTATTATGATGGCTTCGATCTTAGGTGGGCTAGAGATTCCGGCAGCAGGGCTAAAAAGGGTTCAATTGCTGGTCATCTTTCGCGTGGATATCGTCAATTAAGGATTTATGGCGAGTGCTTTATGGTTCACAGGATAATATGGGAGATGGAGGTTGGCGATATACCTGAAGGAATGGTTATAGATCACATAAATCACATCAGATCAGATAATCGAATCTCAAACCTAAGAGCTGTAACGGTTCTGGAAAACACCAGAAACGCCAGCGAAAGAAAGGATAACTCAAGCGGCGTAACTGGCGTTACTTGGGATAAGTTTAGTTCCAAATGGCAAGCAAAGATTAGCGTAAAAGGAAAGACTGTTCACCTTGGCCGCTTTAACTCTCTTGATGATGCCAGGATTGCCAGAAGGCAAGCCGAGGCCAAGTATAAATTTCACAAAAATCACGGGGCGTAAGCCCCATTGTCATTTAAGTTCCTTAACACAGAATTTATATTCCACCAGGCGGCGGTTATGCAGCCCCTTCGACTTCTCTTTTTTCTTGGTGCGCGGGTTGGTGTACATCTCCCACCTAAAAAGCTCGTCGCAAGCCTTGCGATACTGACCTTTATTGATCAGCTTAAGCATTGTTGACGAAGTGAAGGCACCGCCGCCGATGTTGTAAGTAAGTGAGTACAGAGAAGCCCTCATGGTGTCCGGTATGGTCACTTTTACGGATGAATCAACTGCTCGCTTAGCAACTGCGATATGCTTATAAAGCAATGCGTCGCACTCCTCGCGACTGTAAGTTTTACCCCATATAACGTCCGGACCCGTTATTCCTTCGCACACTGTAGGTATCCCTGCTATGTCGA